AGCAGTGTAGAACGGAGTTTCTTCCGGGGAGATGTCATAGATAACGTCCGAAAGGTCTTCCCGGATGCCTTTTACGTCATACGAGTCGAGAGTGTTTGTTGGCTGTGCCATGATTGTAAGTCCTTGTGCTGATTAACGGAAAAGAAGATCAATGAAAGCCTCTGGCTTCCCCGACCTCTTAGCTACCTTCATCTGCCGATCACGAACGATTTTTTCAGGTGCAGGCTTACGAGCCATTGGCTTTACGTTGCGCGGGGGTTCTGGCTTCTTAGCCTTATCCTTTACCGCCGAAAGCCGATTGTATTTGTAAGCGTCATACAAGACTTGCACTAGGCGAGCATCGACGGTGCTTGCCACTTCTTCAGCCGAAAGCCCATACTTTGACGCAAACTGCAAAAGTTTATTCTGGAGAACGGGAGCCTTTTCAGGATCGCCAAACTCTGGAATAGCCTCAATCAGACGGCGGGTTTGCTGTTGCAATTCCTCTTTACGGGCTTGCTCCTGAAGCGCGTTGTGGCGCTGGGCTTGATCGTAAAGCTGCCGCTGTTGCGATTGATAGTCTTGCACGTTGTTGTCGTAATGTGCCTTTTGCTGCATATACCCGATGGGATCAGTGTCCATCAATCGGATATCTGGAGCTTGGGGCGCTCTCATAACTCCCTGCTGCTGGATATTCTCCAACGTGGCGAGGAATTGCTGTCGTTCGGTCTGAAGGGTTTGAAAGATGCTTTCTGCTTCCTTGCGGGCAGCAGCGGCTTCTTGCATTCCCTTCTGGATGTAGGCTTGTCCCGAATAATCCCGCTTTAGTTCCTCTAGGGTGACCTGCTTTTCTTCGCCATCAACTTTGACAGCGTAAAGGCTAGGCGTCTTTGGAACGTCAGTTTCTTCGCTTTCCTCATCCTCGTCATCCGTTAAATCAGGTTCTTCACCCTCATCTTCGGAATATTCAGCGGCGTCTTCATCATCCGCTTCAAGTTGCTCCTCTGGTTCATCCTCTACCGCTACTTCGGCTTTGGGTTCATCCTTCGCAGGGGCAAGCAGGCTATCAACAGCCGCTTCAATTGTGTCAGTCGTTTGCACGGTCCCGATCCTGTTTTGCCTCGACGGCCTCGGCGTCTAATCTCGCTTGGAGGGCGTCAAGAATTACTTGGACGGCGCGAACACTTGCGTGAGCCGCCGCTACTCTCGTTATATCACAAGTTGCGTCTAAAAACACCCCCACCGCATCATCGCGGATTTCACCGATCACGGCTTTGAAAACGTGATCGGCTAGAAGTGTCTTCGCCTCAGAGGCCCGTTGTTTGATTAGGGACAAATTGCATCCTCGGCATTTGCTGTTCACGCTTAATTGCGTTCAAATCTAACTGAACGCCCGTCTTTGCTAACAGTTCCCCAGCCCTGATTGCAAGGTCTTGGGCCATGCGGTCACGCTCGCGGTCATCATCCATCCGCATTTTCTCTGCGTCTAGCTGCACCTTCGCCATGTCAACCTGTGCGCGGGCAGACATCTTCATCTGCTCAGATTGCAAGAAAGCCATGTTCGGATCAGATGGTTGTTGCGGTTGCTGGCCTTGTGCCGCTTGTGCGGCTTGCATCATCAGCTGCTGTTCGATCTGCGGGTTCATCTGGTTGTAATAGCGATCAGCGTTGTGGATGCCAGCCATGCCGAGAATATCCGCCAACGTGTTGCGAATGCCCGTCATGGTCACAATGCCGTTAGTTGGCCCATAAGCCTGCCAAACTTGCATCTGCGTTTGCATGGTCATTTGCAGCGCCGCAATGCGATCATCCCGGTGGTTGTTCCCTAGACCAACATTTGTCACCAAGTCCAAGTCACTGGTCCATGAGCGCGGGTCAACAGGCACAAACTGCCCATCTAGGCGCATCATCTCGTCTGGGTTTGGGTTGGCGCGGGCGATCTGTGCGATCAGGCGGAACATCTGACGCATCCCACCTTCTGCCAAGTTACGGGCGATAAGCTCAGAGACGGCAGAAGCGGCCTGCACAGCAGCATTCACGCCTGCGGCTGTCTGCGACTGCAAGGCGTTAGCATCCATGCCCATAGCGGCCCCTGTGACGCCTGTCTTGGCACGAATAGCCTCGTCGTAGAACTGGATCGCTGGCAAAGCAGCCGTTGCGGCATTCCCAATCGCAAACTCACGCAGCGCGTTGATGTCCTTCACACGGACAATCCCGCCGATCTCGTTATTTAGAAGATCGTCCATGTTGACCATATTGGTCACAGCCATGACGCGGGGGTTGTTTGCCATTGCTAGGCCGTCAAGCAGGCCGCGCAGAAGAGATGTTGATGCGTCTTGGTCTTCAATCACAATCTCAGCCAAGGAACGGCCAAAGAACGTGTGCGGTTCTGGGTCAACCTCAAAGATGGCGAACGGCACATAGTCGCACAGTTCATAGTCAAGGATTTCGTAGTCGTTGCCAGCGCAGATGAATTTATACATACGCGGGACGCCTGTGCCTTCGATGTCCATCCGCATATAGGCTTCGGTCATTTGCACCTTCCGCATGGACGGATCAGCGGCATTTTCATTATCGTTGTTGTCATCCCAGCCGCGACGAGCCATTTCTTCTTCGTCATCAACTGTGCCATCTGACGATCCGGCAAGGTCATAAACGGTGTCAAAGTCAAAGCCCATTGCCACCAGATCACCAACACGCGCTTCGCTGGTGTGACCGCAGACATAGCAATCGTCGATGCTCACAGCCATGCGGTCAACAAAGAAGTCTTCCGGCGCAACGCTTTGGATTTTGATTTGGCCTTTGACCGATGTGCGGGCAACGCGCAGTTCATAGCTTGCCATGCGCGGCTGGAGTTCGATGCCCATTTCATCAATCACAGCTTCAGCAACAATCTCTTCCTCTTGAGAGATGATTTCCGACTCTGGGTCATCTTCAATAAACGCAAGCTGCTCAGGCGTCAGGTCGCTGTATTCATCGATCTCAACCTGTGGCACTTCGTCATAGTAGACCTTTGCCACGCCAACCTTTTTGATCAGGGCATCGTGGAACACATCCGACAAAACACGAAAGCCATTGTTCCGCTCAAAGACGTATTTGGCATATTTGGTGGCTTGATCTGCGCCCATGACGGCTTGCGGGGAGTTAGGGATAAACTCCACAGGCTTGTCGGACTGCAAGAATACCCGCATCAGGGCTGGCTTGATTGCGCGGATCGTATCGCGGACCTTTGTAGCAACAACCTTTGACCGACCTTCTTCGAAGTCAACAGCAGACCTGCCATCAAAGTATTTCTGAGCGCGGATGCGATCTGGCGCAATTTCGCTTTCAACAAAATCAACAGCCTCACGCACCGCATTGGTGATGGTGTTTTGGATTTCGTCATCTGTGAGGGCTTTGGGCTGCATTTGTCTCTCCGTTATTGGGCAAGCAAGCCGCGAAGTGTCTGCTGTGATAGCGCAGCGCCGGGCTGTGCGCTAGTAACCGCCCCAGCACGGGCAGTTCCCTTAGTGCCGATTGTAGTAAGTTGTTGAATGCGGCTTTGCAGCGCAGCCATTGCGCCTTCGTCGCTGATTGCGCGACGAACAAGGTCTGGGTTTTCCGAAACCAAGATGCGGGCCACACGGGCGCGTTCTGAATCAGTCAGGTCCTTAGTGAAGCGCGATGCAATGTTTGATGCAATGCTTAACATAGAAGACGGGCTTCCCGACAAAAGGCCAGTAACATCAGCCATTGATATGCCCATGCCCCTACGTGCTGCCTCAATCTTTGTTTCTTCTGTTGGGCTTCCGCCAAGAACATAAGCAGTGGTTGCTTGGGATGCCCGCGCCGTTTCAAGTTTAGCTAAAACAGCGTCAAGCTGATCTTGCGGGAATACTGCCCGAAGAATTTGGCCCTCTTTTGTTTCTGGGTTTGACAGATTGCGGATCATGCTTTCCCGTGACCCTGTTGCAGCCCGCGCTTCAAGTGCGGCCATCAAGCCTGCTCGATAGGCTTCAATTTTTTGCGGGTCCGTCAGTTTTGAAAAATCAAGCAGTTTTTCATTTACATCGCCAACAAGCGCAGCCTGACCAGTTTCAAACGCATCCCTTTGGCCGCGAACGGCTGCTGCTCCAGCCCGTGCCGTGCCAAGTTCAGGAGATGCCACATCCAGTGCTGCGCGCAGACGCTTCTCTGCATCAGAGAATACTTCACCAGAACCGCCATACCCGCCGCGATACTCTACGCTTGCAGCATTCTTAACTGCCCGACGAACACGTTCAGCTTCATCAATTGAGATTGGCCGGGTAAATGTTACGTTTGCAGGGCCGATGCCATTTGCGGGCGGAGTTACAGAGACAAGGCCACGGAACATCTTGTTCACTTCGCCAATAGCCTCTGGAACAACTTCCAAAGTTGCCAGAACTTCACGGGAAACGGCATCAGTCGCTGGAACGCCCTTTACTGGGGCATAGGCTGCACTTTCTGCAATCCTAGCGGCATCTTCACTGCGGCGTTGCGCTTGCAGTGCGCTGGACTGCGAAACATCAGAAAGCCCCCCGCGCATTTCCTGCATTGCTGCCGCCCGCGTTGTTGCCGGACGCGGCGTCATGGCTTGCGTGATAACTGTTGATGCTTCACCGCCACTTGCACGATATGCCCGCACAGCCGCTTTGATTGTTTCATTTTCAGCCAAAATGCGGCCATTCAAAATGTCATCCGCAATCTGGTCCGCTGTTTTACCTGTCTGCGTAACCAGACGTTGGATTTCGTTTTCAACAACGCTTGAACCGCGACCGCCGATAATGCGCCGCGCTGCACCTGTCAAAGCGTTCAAGGCACTTCCGCCTGCCCGCATTACAGCCCCAGCAGCAGTGCCACCAACTGCCCCAGCCACTGCGCCGCCGGGGACGCGAGATGCACGTTCTTGGAACCCACCTTCGCCCGTTCCAAAGGCATATGCCCCGCCTTGCAAACCTGCCATCGTTGCAAGACGGCCTAAAGTTGGGGCCGCAGCCGCAGCGGATGTTCCGCCAGTAAATGGGGCTGCAATAAGCGCCCCGATTGCTGGAAGCGCCGCACCACCCGCTTCATAAGCCAAAGCCTCCATTGGCCGGGCTGTTTGATATGCTTTAATGTTGCCGCGGATTTCATTCAAAGCGTCATCATATGATTGACTGTTTACATCAAATCCAAGAGAGGACGCCACATAGCCAGCAGCAGCGCGGGCCGCAGCTTCTCCCTCATCTGACAGTCCAAAAGTTAGACCTTGCGCTGCTGTTCTCATACGTTCGCGGGGGGCCGCTTCCACTGCCGCAGCATCCTGTGCCTGACGAGCGCGAAGGGATGCAACCGCTGCTTTCTGGGCTTCAGTCATCTCAACCATTATTGACCCTCCATAAATGTTCTGCGTTCATCTTGTGTCATTGCAGTCCACATTTCTTGAGTTACGTTACGCTCAACTGCTGATGGCGGAACAACGGCGGGAATAACAACTTTTGCTTCTGGGATAACCCCAGAATAAATGAACTCAACAGGAACGCCTGCTTGTTCAGCAAGTCTTGTATATCCTTGCAATGTCGTTTGGGCTGAACTTGCGCGCTCTGTGTAGATTTGCGTTGCAAGTTCTGCAATTTGCTGCCGCACTTCAGCGGTCAACGATCCTTCGCCAGTAATGGCATTTTTCAAAGCCTGACCGAGCGCAGGGATACGCGCACCAGCGTTTTGCACAGCAGCAACTTCGCCTTCGCGGGCCACTGATCCCGGGTCAAGAATTTTTGCGAAAGCCACAGCCAAAGCATAATCACTGGTTGCATTTGGATTTGCATAGAACGTTGTGATGTTCCCATATCCTTGCTTCACAATTTCAAATGGCCCTAGCTCTGCACGGACATCATCTCGGATAGTGTTAATCGCAGTTAGTTGGTCACCCGTCAAAGACGGCTGTGGCCCGCGCAATTTCTCAAGTTCAAGTTGCGCCTTTTCAAGATTGATAGCAGCCATTGGATCAGCGGGCGTCAGCGCCATCTTAAGCGCTGTAACCACATCCCCAGTGGCTTGTGCATACTCCAAAGCCCGTGCTGCCTGTGGCGTGTTAAGTTTTGACAAATATTCCAAGGTGCGATTGCGCTCGGCTTCCACTTTGCGCTCTTCGATGCCGCTTTGAAGCTGACCGATCAGCCCTTGGTTTGGGTTCATCGTCAGCCCCTCAAGGCCGATAGCAAGGCGGGCGCGGGCGTCACGACCTTCTGGGCCAAAGAAGCCACCTAGAAGCCCACGGCGAGGCTGCTGCTGGGGCATTTGCTGCGGCGCGTTCTGGGGTAGCCCACGAATGGACAAATCCGGCACTGGGATCACGTTAGGGTTCATGCCATTTGTGCCAATCCCAGCACGGCGCAGATCGTCAAGTGTGATAGCCATTTAGCCCCCCAAAAATCCAAACAAGCCGCCTTGAGCCTTTACAGCTGCGGCAAGGCGCGGGTCTTTCTTCTGCGTTAAGATGTTAAACAGGTTTGCGATTGGTGCAGCATCAGCATTCTGTGAAATGCCGCGACTTGCAGCAAACCGTGATAGCAGCCCCATGCCTTCAAGCGGGTCTTGTTGAAAGGCATTCTGCACAGGCGGAGCGAAACTTGCGGTCTGCATTGGCGGGTCGAAACTTGCGTTCTGCATCGGCGCTTGGCCTAGCGCCTCGTTGAATTTGTTGACGTATCCGCTGCCAGTTGTCCCCAGAATGTCCTTGCGGTTGCCGCCCGTGGCTACGGGCTTGCCCGTGAACCAAACAGATGCAGCGTCTTGCGGGTTGCCGTATTTCTCAACATTGCCGCCAAACTCACCAGCAAAGACCGCATCCTGCGCTTCCTTGCTTGCCAAGAACTCCTCTGGCGTCAACCGCCGACCGAGATACTTTTCAGTCCAAGGGCCGATGTTGAAGTCCATGACCTGATAGCGACCATAAGCACGATTGCCTTTGGCGGTAATTGGACCAAGCGCCGAATAGTCACCGCTTCCGGCGCTTTCGATGCTTGCGATAGCATTGGCCCAATCCATCACGCCCATTATAGCGCCCCAAGACCCAAGGATAGATAGTTAAACAAGCCGGG